AATACTCAGCCGCTTGATCATTTTTAACACTTGTATGTCAATAGACTTCTGGATGGTTCCAGCGCTGATTACGTTGTTAATCCACGGGATAGTATTAGTCATTTGAACGTAGGGCTTAGAGAAAGTGCCCAGCCCCGTTTGACTCTTATCGTTCACGCGGCCGCCGCCCGTGTGCCTGTATACCCATTTAGGGATGCCGCGAAAGCCGCCTAAAAGGCCGGCACAAACTGCCCAGCCTGACTTTGCGATACCCACGTTTCCCCGCTTATCTTTAAAGTATCGCGACAACGGACTATCCTTAGTCACGATTTGACGCACAAACTGGTTTTTAGGCACTCTCTTTGATTTGCCATATCGGGCTGATTCGTGATTTTTTCCGCCGTCGAACGGCCCTACTTGCGTCCCTACGTAAGGTTGCTGTCGTATTCTGTTTAGAAGCTGTTGGGCTGATTCAGTTCGCCTGCGCTTACTTCCGCCTGTTTTGCCTAAGACAAGAGCGGCCAATGCTTTTGCCATCTGTTCAGCGTTTTGCGTTTTAGTCTTGCCGTTAGGAAGTGATAGTTTTGCTATGTCCTTAGATGCACTGCCTGCTGACTTGTAGACGCGATCAATATCCCTGGTGACTGCCTTTTCGCCCACCTTCTTAACGTCATTCCCTAGGCCAAAAGGTTGCGTTGATTTGGCTAAGCTAACGCAAAGCATGCGGGCCTGTATCCGCATCTCCTTGGCGGCCTCTGCCTTGGTATTGCCGATAAAAGCCTTCATGGCTTTCTGCAGCTTGCTGGCGTCGACTGTTAAACTTGCGCTCATAATCCTAATAGCCTTTCCATGTCACGGATCTCTTTTCCTTCAATATGCGCCGCACGCCTTAACTTGATTCCGTCGATAAACATAAAGACATGATCGGCCTGATTAACGGCCGCTAGTGGCACTTCCCATAGGATGTGTTCCATCGTCCAGCCTGTATGTTTTGCCAGGACAAACACGCACGCGGCGGTTCCTCCTGGCGCTAGGCGTTTCCCGGTGGCGCGGCTATGGCTGAAGGGATAACGTTTACCCGCGCTTTATTCGCCTCTGACAAGATTGCGGAGCACATGACTGAGGCGGTGTTGCGATCGTCCTCCGTCATTTCAGCAATCCAATCCATCAGCTTTTCCCTAAACGCATCTTTATCCCAAGCCAGGCGGATGGTCTTTTTACGATCTTCTGCCAGCAGGATATGCAGGTAAATAAACGACCAGACAAAGTAGATGGCGGAATCGCCATCATCCCGCACTTGAAGCATAAGCAGGCGACTGCCCTCGGTATAGGGCGCAAGCCTCTGATCTTTAAAGAATCGATCGGGCGAGATAAGCGAGTTGTCCAGCTCCTGCAATAATGCTTCTTCACTCATAGTTTTTTTATCATCGCCCGCTTTAGTTCTGGGCTTGCCCTTTCTGAGATAAGTAGCGTTTGGCTGCCACGCTTGATCGATAGGATTGGTTCGGCCCGCTTCATCAGGCCCAGTAGTGTCTCTCTGTTCTCGAGAGCCGCGCGCACGTATCTAATCGCGGCCTCTGGCTCAGATTTCATATCCGCCCAGGTGCGCTCCATTTCGGCTTTTGCATCCTGATCGCCGCCCGTGTTGAACCAAAATGTGAATTTTCTGTGGCCACCTTCCTCGACGATGCAGGTTACAGGATCGGATTCTCTAAGCTTTGCGCCAAAGGCTGCGACGGCCGCAGCTACTTTAATGTTTGTCGTTCCCCAGAAGCTATCAACCATTTTAGGATCTCATAAACCCGCCAGAGCGGGTTAGCTCATGTTAGGGAATCGAGTCGCCGATACGTCCACCGTGACGAATCCTTCGCTAGTACGATTAACGGTGACGCTATCGACTACGATCTTACCGCCGGTGCTGGTGGCATTTGCTAGGGTTGTGAGGACTGCGCCTGCGGTTGTGGCATAAGCGCCGGTGATGGTGGTGGAAAATGAGAAGGAATCAGTAGGGTTATAGACGGCGCAACCGACTACCTCGCCGCTCGCGTTGCGAATTTCTGCACGCTCGACGTTGCGGGTTTCTGTGAAAGATTGCACAAGGCCGCCAGCTTCAGCAGTGATACCGAATTGTAGGCCGTTTGTTCCGATTGTTGTGGCTGCCATATTGCCTTAAATTTTGTGTCAACTCGCGATCGAATTGGGTTGTGCGATGACTGCAAGCTTGTAGGTGCGACGCATTGTACGTTCTTCATCGTCAGCCTCAGGCTCAATAGAATCCACCTTGGCATTGTAACAGCGGGCAGATCCGATGGCTGTGGTGGCGTTTAACCTAGTCGCCAACGGGCTTGAATCGTAAAAAGCCTGTAGCACCTTGGAGCATTTTCGAGTGTGAGCGTCCACGGTTGTATCGTCATAAGAATCCTCAACGATTACTTCAACCGGCACGCTAAACACGCCAGATCCCTGCACCGGCTCTTCCGTTCCTAGCGTTGCTTTTATTACAATAGAGGGTGACAAGTTTTCCGTCTTGTCGTGGGACAAGTGATAAGTCACCCCGGTAACGGTTGTAGTTAGAAGCTCTTGGAACGCAGCTTCAATTAGACGATCGAGCATGGTAACGGCGGGCATATTCTAAACTCCTCTTGTCACCAGATCGGACGAATCGACGGATCAAACGTGACCATGGTTTTACATCCAGCGCCACCATGCGGAAATGTTGGAGTGTAGTGGTATCGCTTGACGCAATCGGGCCAAGTCATGGTGGCCTTTCCCCTAGCCGCTTTTGGCGTATCTACGGATCGATCGTTATCCTCGATTATAAAGGTGCAGGGTAGATCTGCCCCAGCCACGTAGTTCACGGCCTCATAAAAATGGCCTTCATCTTCAGCTCCATCGCCCAAGAAACACCAAACTTTTGCCGAGCTTCCCTGCTCTTTTAATGTGTGCGCCACTCCGGCCGCTATCCCGCAAGTGCCAGCCAACACGCTTGACGTGTAGAAATTAAGTTTACGGTCAAAGACAAACATGGAGCGACCCTCTCTGATCATCTGCTCGAGCACGTCAGGATCTCCGCCAGCGAGCAGATAGTGGTAGTGGGATCGGTGGCTTGAGAAGATCCAATCGCCTAGCTTGATGTCTTTAAATATCTCGATGAGCTGATCCTCATTCCCCCCGCATAGGTGAATCAGATATGGCAGCTTGCCCTGCTCAAATAGCGCCTTAATGCGCAGTTCAAAATCAATCAGATCCTGCTTGTTCATACAAAGGCGTCGTGACTATCGGTGGCCAGCTTTTCAAACAGCGCCACCTTTGCGTGATTGGCGCATTCATGCAGGCAACTAACGCCAGGGTTAAAGTTCTTGTGCCATGCTTTCGCCTCTTCTCCGAACCATGCTTGGCTAAATGATTGATCCTTCATGGAGGCGATTCGGCCGTGATTGCTGTATGCGGTATTGTGACAGGCGTAGATATTAAGATCCGCACCTACCACGCAAACGGCCTGAGCGTAAAGACAACGATGGAATGGCCTGACGGGCGACTTACTTAGGCTATCCAGATCATAGGTCGTGTTGATGGTAAAATCTGAATCACAAAAGGATTGGCATTCGGCTAGTTGCTCCCTCACCCTGGTCGCAATCGTGTTGTGATATTCTTTGAAGTTCTGCACGTACACGGGAGAGAAGCGGACGTTACTCACTCCTGAATCCTTGAGCTGCTTAGCGAACGGAACTAGTCCCTCATAATTGTAGCGGGTAATAATAAAGTTAATTCCAAGATCGCAACTCTCCGTTTTCGTGTTGGAAAAGTTTTTAATATTCTGCATTACGGAATCAAACGATCTGTCGGGCACGTTCCGGCTAGACGCCATCTGCTCTGCGCTTGTGTAGTCCATCGAAATTCTCACCCACTTTGCCTTGCCCAATACTTCCGCCCTTTCCCCTGCAAGCAGTTGGCCGTTGGTAATAATGGATAGATCCAACCCAGACGAAACTGTCTTAGTCATAATCTCGACAATGTCTTTATGCAGTAAAGGCTCTCCGCCACCGCTGAAGGTGACGGCTTTTGTTCCTATGTTTGAAAGATCCTCTATTAGTTCCAACGCCTTATCTCGTGGCATCACGTCCCGCTCGTTCATGCTGGTATGCATGCCAGCCTGTAGGTGCAAGTCAGGCCGATCCTTGGGCCTAGTTGTGCCGTCAGAATAGACGCAGAAACGGCAGGCGTGGTTACAGATATTCGTCGGCTTAATCCGCACGTAGATGGGTGCGGTAATAATATCGTCGCGAAAGCTGGCGATCTTATCCGGGAACGAAAAGATCTTAAGGTCGCTGTACTTATTCTGCTTCACCACTCATCCTTTCGCTCGACCAACATAGTGGAGGTCCCAGCGCTCAGTCTGTGTAGTGCGTTTTGATATTCGCTCACTACGCTTTCCTTCTTAAGTTCGACGATTGGGAAATCAATCATCTCCCTAAGAGCTTTCGTAAAGTCCTGCGTATGGGTTGGCCCCGTGTAGAGTGGCTTGCTACTGTTGCCTATAACTACCCGCAAAATAGCGGACGGCTTGAATTGATTGCAGCTAATGTGTTGCGCTGCGCCCAGGTGATTCACTATGGCGTCCAGTGCGTTCAGAATAAAATCCATCCGCTCAATAAATACGATGGGTTTCAGCCCGGCTAAACTTAGGCCCGTGGCTAGTCCTACCATCAGATTTTCAGCGACAGGCGTTTCGATCAGTTGTGAATCCGCAACATTATTAAGCGTGCCTGCCGCCCGCCCACCTATCTTTACCCCGTAGCCTATGAACCTAACGGCCGGATCGGCCGCCAATAAATCCATTGCCTGAGTCAGCTCCTTCTTCACAGCAACTCCTCCTCTTCAAGAATATGCAGGGCGTGAAATGCGCTCCTAGCCATCTGACCGCGTTCGGTAAAGATGACTGTCTCGGTATCTGCACACAGCAAATGGAAGGCGTTTTTGTTGTGAACGTTTAGGCACGGCCAGCTCGGCCCGGTTGATGTTCCGATTACGGCTTTTGCCTTGGCGGCCGTCGCCCCTATCCAAGTCACGTTCTTGTTATCAAATGCCGGGCATAATCCAGTATCGACTGTGCTGATTACTCGATGGCCCTTGCTAACTAGTTTAGATACTAGGTTGCGAAAATCATCTGGGTTAAAGTTTGTAAATTGACCAGACAGCCCTGGCGAATTTATCACGACGACGTCGCAGTCTGGCGCCATGGGAATAAAGGAATCTAGGGCTGGATAGTCAAACAGGAGGTCATCGACTTTCCGAATTGGATTCTTTACGCACATCCTGCTGGCCAGTTCCTCAAACCAACATAGATGAAATTTGGCGAAGTTTAATTTGTCGGGGTGACGCTCCCAATATCCGCCTGCATTACGCCAAGAATCAATGCTGTCGGCTGGCGCCTCGCTGATTGGTCGAATGCGTAGCCGTAAAGACATATCGCTACGCAAGGCATCAATCTCCTCAAACTTGCAAAGCTCTGGATTATGATAGTGCGTGATCTCGAGATCTGGATTTTGCAGGCATAGCCGACGCAGAAAGTTTAACTGCACTAGGTTGTCGCCCAGACGCAATGCGTTGTGCGTGTGAATCACGGGTTGCGTTCCTTAAATATCTTTTCGCCCAGCTCATAGTTCTCCTTGGCGTTGTGGCGTTTAAATTCCGCGTCCTGAGCTGCGCCCGTGAAGAGCGGATTGTTGTGGGTAAAGACGATATCCTTGGCGGGAATGATGACGCCGTCATAAGCAGCTCTCTTGGAAAATTCGTTATCCGAGAAAATTCCTGAGCAAGCGTCATATTCAGCGGCAAACATTGCGCCCTGATCTTGCAGTCGTGCTTTGGTTAGGATTGCCATGCACAGCAGATCGTCTTTTCGGTGGCCGTCTGAAATCGCTAGTACCTTGGGCTTGCTGGTATCGCCAATCCTGTCGGTGATTATCTTGTCCCAATGTAGCGGAGGGTCCCAATCGTCAGAGCCTTGAATGATAATCTCTCCACGGGCTACTTCAGCCGCCCTGTTCCAGGCGGCAATACATCCACCCTTACCTTTAACGATTCCCCAATTTTTAAGCATGTCGGCTTTAGGATCGTCATCGTCGACTGAGTAGATCCACTCGACTGACGCTGGATCTGCCGCCTTTTTCATCCACAAGATGCGGGCGTTAATAGCTTCTTGCGGGCGGCCTCGCGTTGCGTGGCAAACGGTGATCTTAACGGGTTTCTGTGCCCGCCACATGTTCTCGATCTTCTCCGCTTCCGTGGTATCGCCCACGGCTTTGCAGGCCGCTAGGTAAAGATCAATGCACTCAAAGTCATAGACGGTGCGTTGGGCGTTCCAGATCTTTACGCCCGGATCGGGCTGAACCATGGCCGATTTTAGCAAGTGGTAAGCCTGCAACCACGCACCCACGCTGGCCTCTTCCCTGGCTAGAAAGTAAATCGCCTCCCTGCGCCCAGGGTTCATCTGATGAGCCTTTTGGTACAAGCCAATCCTAACCGTGCGATCTTGCGTGGCCGTGGCCTGATTACAGGCAGCCTCGTAAGCCAGCGTTGCCTCTTGTCCCGGCCAGACGGCCGCAACGTGTGACCAAGGCTCAGATTCCATCCTGCGATTCCCTAAGAAAAGTTCTTGCTGGTAGTAGTACGCATACTTGCCTGCTTCGCTTAACTGACCTTGAAGGATGCGCAGATTCCGATCGGCGCTACCCGCCTTGTAACCGCCAGGGTGATGCTCCACCCATACCGCCTGCTCGCCTACAGATTCCAGCCCAGCATTAGGCAACAGCGCCTCATGCACGGCATAGTTCCACCTCCCAGACCATACGCCGTCTATACGCCGCACCATGCGCTCACGTACTGGCCTTAATTTGGCGTTTATAACGTCATAGACGCCCGCATAGATACCCAGCTTGGGATTCTGCTCAAACGCTTCCACGCCCCTTTTAAGAGCGTTTTTGAGGTCTTTATGTGGCAAGTCATCGCAATCCACCCATACCGCATATTCGCTAGTGCAGGCATCCAGCGCGGTGTTGCGGGCGGCGGCAAAGTTGTCGACGTGTGGCCAGCTCGCCCCTGCGGGTGCGTTTTTATATTCGACGATTTTGGCGCCTGCCTTTTCAGCGATCTCCCGCGTGCCATCGTCAGGTCGGCCGCCTTGGGCAATGCAGACCACTAGCTCGTCGCAGTATGGTAAAAATGCCGTTACAAAGCGCTGCATGAATTGCGCTTCGTGCCCGGCGATTGCGTAGATGGAGATTTTAGGATTTCGAGTGGCCATTCTAAACCTCTCGCAACCCAAGCACGTAACTACCGATAGAAGTATCAATGGAGGCCACGCGATAGCTGACCGAGTTGGCCAGCAAGATAGATCCGATGGTAGGCGCCGATGAAATGGCGCTCACGTCGATGGTAAAGGTAGAGTTTAGATCCAGATCAAACCCGCCAAGCTCCACGCTTTCTTTGCGGGTGATCGTCGAAAGGATGCCAGTAACGCCAGTAGAACCAATGGTGGCCGCTGTGCCAGTTTGAGTATAAAGAGCGGCTAGACTTTCTTTCAACGCTTCTGTGAATTCAGACATGAGGATTTCTTAAAGTGGAAAGGGCGGTGAGCCTTTCAGCCCACCGCCCTCCCCGAGTGAATTAGCTACCGTTGATACGAACCAAGCTCGCGGGCTCTCCGGCTTTCACGCCGTAGATTAGGGCGTAGGTGCGTTGGAGCATGCCCTTGACCACGTCGTAGTTCTCACGAACTTGGACGGATAGGCCAGTGCGGGGTTCCGTCACAACCGAGATGTCCCCAGGGATGGGAACGCCGGTCGGAACTTCAGGAACGCGGGTCGCGATCAACAAGGCTTCCTGCTGGGCGAAGAATCCGCCGAGCGTGATGCTGTTGGAAGGCACTGCGCTGTACTGGTTGATGTTGAATCCAGCCACGTTTCCGATCCCAGCCGTGCGAACGAGGTCGCCAGTGATCTGGGGATTGGCCACGACGGTCGTATCATTCAAGAGTGCGCCGTAGAAGCTGGGGTTAAGAACAGCGTACCGGCCGTTGACCGGCACGTTGCTGTTGTTGAGGGTGATTCCGGCCGACACTACCGAGCGGTAGGAGAAGGCGCTGGAAGCAACCGTCAATGCGCTGGTGAAGGTGGAGGAAGTCACGAGAGCGAGCAAATCTCCAACCATCTGCAATCCGAGCGCGTGCGCGGCTGCGCCGGCGAAACGCTCGATCAGGTTGATGTTGGAGCTGGTGCGCTCTTGATCGTCCACGGAGTAGGAAACGTGCTTGAACTTGTTAAGAGTGATCTGCACGTCCGTCTGGGTTGTCGCAGTCGCTACATAGCCGTTTGCCTGCGAGTAGTCCTGAGCGGTCGTCGCAGAGATACGGTGGGTAAAGACTGACGCGTTGTATTTAGCTGCTTCGCTGCTGAAATCCGTTACAGAGTTTCTCAGGAAGCTGTAATCTGCCACGAGGATCTCGAGAGCCCTCTGAGCGATTACATTGGCATTCGTTGTTCCGATTGTGTTGGCCATTGTAGTGTTCTCCTAGTGGACTGGATTACAGTCCGAGTTTGCGAAGAAGTTCCGACCGACGGGCCGGATTCTTTTCCGCGTTGAATTGATTGAGGATTTCTGCCCGGCCGAGCGGTTGGCTCGATTCAGCGGGAACCGCCACTGCGCCAGCAGCGTCGGCCTTGGCTTTTTCCAAAGTGGTCACGGCCTTGTCGTCGGCCTTAGACATTTCTTCTTTTTTGTAACCCATCTCCTCGTCATCTTTGTCCTCTTCGATCTTGGGAGTCAGCATGCCGATTAGTTTGGTCAACATGGCTGCGATGTCGGTCAGAGTAGGCTCTGCCATCTTCTGCTCGTCCTTTTTCTCTTCGGGCATTTCAGCCAGTTCGGCTTTCGGTGCTTCGACAACTGCGGGAGTTTCAACGGCAGGAGCTTCGGGTGCGGGAACTGCCACAACGGCAGGCTCGCTCAGCTCCTTTTTGACTTCGACGGGTGCTTCGTTCATTTGAAGTTTTTTCATGTCAACTGCTGAGAAGGCGGAAAACATTCCTGCGGGGTTGGCGGCCGGCTCAGAAACGATTGAGCAGTCATAGATTTCAGTCACCCGAGCAAAGCGTTCCGCCCCCATGATCTCAGGCACGCCGCTAAAGGTAAGTGATATGCCAAAGCCTTCGGGCAAGACTTGGGCCAGCTGCTCGACAAACTGAGCCTCGTTAGTGTTAAAGAGGTTTAAATCGCCCAGCAGGCGGTCGCCTTTGATTGAAAAATTATCGATGTAACCAAGGATTCCGGTGACGGGTGCGCCGTGGCCCATGGTCACTTTGATCCGCTTCATGCTTTGCGCCACTTTGAGCGCTTGCTCGAGGGAGGTTTGGTCGATCTTGAGGTTGTGGCCCCTAGCCTCTCCAACCGTTAAAATTGAAACGCTGTTTAGTTTGTTGGCCATGCTGGCCAACGGGTGTCAAATCAGTTTCGGCTAAAGATAGGATTACGGGAAACGGGATCTGCTGGATCTGGAAAGATGGGATTATAAACAGGCTGACCGGGTTCGGGCGGCGTGTGCATGTCTTGGATTGCCATGTTAATGGCATCGGCCAGTTGCGCGGCATGCGATAGTTTTTTCATATAGAGCATCTGATTGTTTAGCCCGCCAAACTTTAACTCAACGTAAGGGCGGGAAGAGCCTTTAACAATTTTCCAAAGCACAGCAGCCGACATACAAGCGATGGTCACGCCAAAAACTGGCATATTTCTGATACTTACGACGCCAAACAGAATTCCAAAGGCGCTTATGACACACCACAAAATCTGCCCAAGTCCCGCGCTTTCACGGCCGTAAGCAGTGCCGACAATGGACGCTAAGTTGTAGGTTTGATTGTAAGGGCGGCCTACGTTAATCATTCGGCCAACTACGCTGATCGATCCGTCGTCGTAGTAAAGCGTAGCCGTATCTGGTGAATTACCGTCCACGCCCTAATCGTATGGGCGGATGGGGTTCTGGCAACTGCTTTTTAGAGAAGATCGCCGTCAGCTTCGCGGTAGCTTTTCTTTACCTCGCCGCCGCCTGCCATCTTTAAGAATTTATTTACCCTGGCAATCGCCCAGGCTGTCCGACTGTTGGGCATTCCCCCGCTGATGGTTGGCCTGAAGCTGGTTGAGAAAGCGCCAGCCCCCCTTCGGAAAACCTTCTTGAGTGCCCCTAGGGTGGGAGCCTTGCGATTGGGGTGGCGCTTTTTGAAATCGGCTATTTTGTTTTTCAAAGTTTCTTCAACGGCTTCACTGATCTCGATATCGCCTGCCTTTGACCTGGTGGAAGCTGTGCCCGCTGGGTTCGTCTCGCTGCCCTTCTTGCGTTCGCTTGCTGGCGCTGGTGTTTGGCTGGCTGACTTCGGTCCCGGCCTAGCCGCCATCTCACGGGCGATCCGGCGCATCTGTACCGCTGCCCAGCTCTGGGCAGCATCGCCACCCCATAACGCCCAAGCTATCCGGCCTGCCGACGGGAATCCCGGTTCACCAGGATTAAAGCCTTCCCCTTTTTTATCCACTTCATGCCTCGCTAGGTATGAGCTGATGCGGGCGATTGTCTCATCTGGAAAGTCTACGTTATTGATTATATCGCGTGCCCTAGCCACGCCCACTTCAGTCCCGCCCCGCTTGTATTCCCTACGCCACTCTAATCCCTTCTTGGCTTCGGCAATCATGCCGGCCGTGGGTTTAGCTAATTCTATTTTTTCTTTTTTTTTAAGCCCGATTGCGTTTGCGACCATGTCTAGTTCTTTGTCGCTAAGCTTGTAGTCGGGGTCGTCCCGCATGGTGAAAGATTCTGTTTGTGGCTTGGCGGACAGCTTCATCTGCCTAGCACAAACGGCTGCCCTTTGATCGTTTTCTGGAAACTCGGACACCATTGTTGGATTGCCCATGCAGCGATCCATAAACTTGTCATCAGTCTCGCCTGCGTTTTGTGTTGGTAAATCCAGCTCAACCCTTGCGCTTAGCTCAGCATCCGGCCCAGCGTTCGGATCTTTTTCTGGATTAACTGGCGTGGGTTCATCGATTGCGGGTGCTTCTTTGACTACTTCCACCGGGGCCGCCACGTCGGTCTGGGGTGCGACTGTTCCAATCGACGCGACGAATTCACGCTCTTTAGCGATCTGCCTGACTTGCTCTTCCCAATCTTGTCCAAGTTCGCCAAAGTAGTCCTGCAAGCTGGATAGGCCCGCTTTGTAGTCCTCGCGGGCCTGCATCGCCTCGCGCCCCGCGTCCACGGTTAGCGACTTCGGAGTCTGCCACGTAACCTTTGCGTAATCCTCGACGGCCGGCAGATCACCGTTAGCGATTGCTCCGCCGATGAAGTAGCGCCATGCGCGATTACAAAATCTATCGATGAGTAGGCGTTGCCGTTGTTCAAATCTACGCTGTGCCTTGGCTACAATAAACCGCATCCCTGCCCCGCCGACGCTTGCTGGATCGTAGACAAACTCAACGGGCAAGCCTAGGCCCATGGCCACGTCACGAATTAGGAACTTAGCGAACGGCTCAAAGCCTGCGTGGGGCCGATTAGGCCCAATCATCTCGATCTTTTCGCCAGGTGAAAGGCGCGGGATAGTTGCCGAGCTGGTGATCTCCTCGCGGGCGATTGTGGGTTCGCCAGTGTCTTGAGCCTGGACGGTTCCAAAGAATCCACCCTGCCCAGCCAGCTCGTCGCCTTGGTCGGTGGTGATCACTGCTGCAATCGATCCCTGCAATTTCAAAGCGTCCTTCTCAAACTCGCCGAGCATTTTTAAATCACGAACGTGATTCAATGCGCGAGCCAGTGAAGATCCACCACGAATTTGATCCGGCCGTTCCAGCTCCATTAGGTGAATGACGGTGTCTGCGCCCAACTTGCGATACAGCTCGCCTGTCTGAATTAAGTATCCAGTAGGCTCGCCGAGCTTGCCGAGGAACACGCCGTCAGAAGTTCCGTAGTCATCGCCTTCGCAAACGCGGTGACCTTCCACAATCTGTAGCTTTCCCTTTTCCGTCATGATGACGAATACGTCGCCGTCCACGTCGATCGATCGCGATAGTGCCAGCAACATGTCTGTCCAAGTCATGCGCCCAGTAACTTCAGGCGATGGCACTACCACATCCCGCCAATATTCCTCGCACAGTCTGCCAAAGTCCTGATCTGCTCCGCGATACTGCGGCCGGAGTCCCGGCCCGATCGAATAGGTGGCGATCGAATCCACTGCCCCTTTAATTAGCCCGACGTTGCGGTACATGTGCCGGGCGAGCTTGAGCAGCTCAACCCGTGTGGCTTCGTTTAGATCTAGGCGAGAGTCGCGGGCGTGTGCCCCGTAAATGACGGGACGCTTACGGGAAAAGCCTGCGCCCTCGTAGGGTTGGAACGTGCTGATGCCTGCACCGAATCCAGCTCCGAACGCCTTGATCCCTGCGCCCATCCGAGCCACGAGTGAAAGTTTCTGTGCCATAATCAGCTATCCAGAATGTAAGAAAATGAGGCGCTGGTGCGTGTGACCTGTACGCCATTTAGGTAATCGATTGCGGCCTGGAATAGTTCAACCCGTTCGGTCGGTTTAAGATCAATCTGGAAGCTGGCAGACTGCCCGCCTGCTGAAGATCCAACCAGTGCACGGCCTGATGCTGCGCCCGTCATTGCCGCGTTGCGGTCAGTGGCAAGGTTGGTCAGGGCGCTTGCGGTAACTCCGGAGGCTTGTGCCAGGTAGTTCGTCGCAACTGCCCGCGTAAGTCTGCGGGAAATAGCCATCACGTCGCCACGGGTGTCAACGATTCCTCGTCCAGTGAAGCGGTCGGCCTAATGACTTTTCCATACACGGCAAAGCCAGCTAGATATGTTTCGCAATCGTATAAGTGATCCTGCCTGCTTTTGATCCGTATCCATTCGTAGTGATCGCGCCCTGTCTTGCGGTTAATCCGATGCACCTTTTTGTGGCTGCTCATGTGCTCGCGATAGTCCGGGCTTACGTCATGTGCAATTTCCCAGCGTGGCCCCTGCCCTCGTCGCAACCATGCCAGCAGATCCTGACAGGCTGGCGAGCTGAGTAGCAGAAGCATGCAGCCCGCGTCGGTGGGTTGTTCGGCCGAGTGTACCGACTTCATCCGCCCGCGTGGCGTTTCAATCCAGTAGGCGGGACGCTCTTCGCCCTTTAATGCAGTCCACTTATAGCGGGCGCAGATTCGGTAGGAGTCTTGCGTCTCGTATCCGCTATCCATCGCAGTGTGCTTTGGTTGAACGCCTAACGTGTGTAGGTGTTGCGCCACGTCCTCGATCGTTCGTGCCCGGCCTTCGTCGATTAGTCGGCTGGTTCCATCCCTGGCGAACGCCCTTACCACGAACCAGTACTCGTCGATCTGTCTGTCTATCGCGGCCAGCTTGATATGTTCGGTTTCCCAATCCTGCTTTTTCGCAAACGCACCGGCCGGGATGTCGACTGTTTTATCATCATCAAACTGATCCTCCCATGGCATCGCACTCCATCCGTTAACGAATCCTTGCAAGCCGTGCAGATAATGCTTTTGAGTCAGGAACTGTTTGGCGCAGTCGGCGAAGGTGACGGTGGGCGAGTACCAGCTAGGTAATCGCATACTGCGCCTTCCGCGTTCTGCGTTTGGATTTGCCGCCACCCACTTGCCTTGTTCTACGGCTGATCGCCTGTGGCCCTCAGTCCACGGCTCGTTGCACTTTGTGCAATGGTAAGCGGCCGTCTCACCTACTTTCTGTAAGTCCCATTTGCCGTCAGGATTGCGTGCGCTATCCGCCCAACGCACTTGCCCAAATTCCATCGCCTGCATTTCGCCGCAAGCGTGGCAAGGCACG